CTAAGATTGAAGTCCGTTCGTCGTCGATGTTTTTTAATGTGAATTTTGTTAGTTTGATTTTTTGGCTGTTCGGCATTGTTATTAAGTTCTTTCCGGTCGTAGTGCTTAATTTGTATGCGAGTTTGACGGCCTTTTTGATCTGATACACGTAAATGTCGGTCGCCTTTTTCGGGTTTTTCGGCGCCTTGAGTCCCGGTGCGTCCGGATCTGTTCGTTCGAATACAAAAGTATCTCCGAGTTTTGTTATGCCGTTGCTCTCTATTGTTGGTGTGTATGGATCATTTGTTAAGAATTGTATCTCATTAACCTCTTCGGGTGAGATTTTTTCCTCGAATTCCAGTTTGATAAATATCGGTTTTTGACTTGTTGGAGAGGCTTCGTACATATAAGCCGAGTTATTATTCCATGTTGTGTTCCATTTGGCCCCGTCTCCTATCTGGATCGTTTTCCAAATATGGTCCACCCCGGTGATTACGTATGCCTTTTCTTCTTGTTTATTGGCGTAATAGTTTTTGAATATATCCCAGTATGCCAGATTGAATATTGCGGGAAATCTTCGCAGATATTGATTGACTTCAGAGTGTCCAAATCCCTTTATTCCCAGGTATGAGAGTAGCGAGCTCGGGTTAACTTGTCCTCTATTGGTGTCGTTTTCGTAGATCGATGTGTTAGCTGTATATACTTCAAATTGCGGTAGCAGCACTTTGCTCATGTTCAATCCTACTCCTAAAGCGTTATTATGCAGCGCCGCTATATAAAGTCTGACCGGAATTACAAATAGATCGATTTGATGTTTGAAGCTTCCGAATACAGGTCCGGTTGTTGGCAGCGTTTTTACTTTTGTTGTGATGTCGATGTAGAACGTTGTCCCATCCAAACCTATTTGGCACCAATAAGGAACGATTGTGCCGCATGCTTGTGTCGTTCGGATTATTTTCCCTATGTTGTGCGATGATCTGCCGAAATTAGGCAGATATACTTCCATTTTGCTTTCGCTCCGGAGTCTGTCTCCTCCTAATGTTTTTTTCATGGTTTATTCTTCTTTAGTGTTTATCATTTGATTACTTACGTGTGAGATGAATATGAGAGCTGCGGTTAATATGTCATCCCACGTTTTTTTAGATAGATGTTCTTCGGCCTCCTCTTTAGTGTCGAATTCTTTTCCGTTTACGAGTGCTCCGCACGTTGTGATTACCCATTTGTTTTTTTTGTTGCGGATCAGTACGAATGGGCCGTTTTCTGATACTTTTCTATCTTCGATTTCGAGGTTTACGTTTTTGATTTCCCCTTCTTTTTTTTGGCTTTCAGCGAGCAGCTGATTTCTGAATTTTTTTTCCATGTTACTTAATTTTTGTTGATGTTGATACTTCGATCGTGTCGATTTTGATACCGCTTGCTTTGAGATGATGCTTGTGAGTACATCCTTGTTCTATGATTACGGCAGCTGCAGCGCCGATTGCTGCTGCTATTACCGCGATCCACTTTACGATTTTTTTTACTTTTTCATTCATAGGTTTAGTGATAATTGATATTCTCTCATTTTGATCATTACTACTCTTCTGACGATAGGTTGATATCTTCCTTTCTCTTCGTTGTATTTCCAGTCAGCTATTTCGTAGAAGCTTACGCCGGTTCTGTATGGATTGTGAGTGTTCATATAATGATTGTCATATACTTCTCCATTTTCTGTCATGTAGTATGTTCCCTCGTATCCGTAGTCTCTTCGAGACACTCTTTCGGCGCCGATTAGATTCACAAGGTTGTCTGATCTGTCTCCGACGAATCCTCTGTTTCTGTGGGCTTTATTATTCTGTTCCGTATCAGTATGTTTTCCAACTTTCTGACTGCAAATTCTGTCTCCCATATTTCACGAATTAGTTTTTCTTTTTTTAGAATTAGGTCTGCATATCCTTTGCATATTTCATTTTTTTCTCTTTCCGTCATATTTTTTGATTGTTTGCCAATACTTTACCGCGTTAACATACTCCTTGTATTGTTCTATTGTTTCTACTTTGATAGGAGTTTTGTTGTAGTACTTTACTTGTTTCTCTTCCTTTATGATTCGGAGGGCTTCGCGTTCTTGATCTGTCCATATTTTTTGTTTGTAGTATGTTGGTAGTGCGATTTTTATTCCTGAGTTTGTTCTGTATGTTTCTTCCGTGAATTTATCCTGATATTTATGCCTGTTGAGTGTGCGTTTGTTTATGTAGCTTATCCCGATTTTTTTTGAAGTGAATATTTTCCCGCTGAATTCGGGGTTGCTCTCGTCTCTTTTTGTTACGTATTTTACGATGTAGTTTATTGTTTTTTCACTTATGTTATACCCGAAGAATATCCAGCCGTACCCCCATTCTTTTTCGAATTGCTCCTCTGTTAGTTCTGTCCATATGAGGCCGTGCAGATGTATTCTTTTGGTATTGTCATGACCCATTTCTGTGATTAGCCAGTGTTTAAGTGGTTTTTTGTACTTTTTCCACCATCGTTTCCTAAATAGGCTGATTGCTTTTCTAGCTGCTTTGTTTGGTTCTTCTTCGTCATATTCTAACTTTTTTAGGCTTTCTTCGGAGAATGTCAGTGTCGCAAATATAATGTTTTTTGGATTGGATTTTATTTCTTCCATTAATCTTACTCTCCATTCATTTGCTTTTGCGTGTCTGCATTCTTCGCAGTGTCCGCATGGAATTTGAATCCATCTTAGACGACGGTCCCTTATTCTTTTGTTGTTTTTGTTCGATTTGGCGTACTTTGGATTCGCTATGATACTTGGATATAGGCACACTGTTTTTAATTGAATTTTCCTTTATTAAAATCGTTTTTTCTACCATTTCGTTGTTACGGTCTTGTCTAATCCTTTAAATTGCATTTCTGGATCGTAGTGTTGTGTTACTGTCGATGAATTCTTGGGGGGTGTTTCGCTCATCTTTTTTTCTGTGTACTGTCTGATTAATTTTCCTGTTTTTCCTCCGATTGTCAGATTTCCTACTACTTGTGCAAGCTTAATGATTGTATTTGCTATCTCGGTCCAGTATTGGAGTTCTCGTAAATCTGCGGTTGCTTCTTCGGTTTTCTTTTTCACTTCGAGTACTTTTGCTTCTGCTTTTTGGGTTTCGCCTGCTGCATAATAGTATGCTGCTTGAGCCATTCCGCTGCATGCGTCTGCGTTTATCTTTTTAATTTCTGCCGATAGTTTTTCGTCTGCGTATATGCTTTCTAAAGTTTTGATTGCTGCTGTTCCTTCGAGGATTTGTTTTTCGGCTTTTATCATATCGCCTTGAAATGAATCTTCTCCGAATACGATTTTGCCGAATTTGTCATCCTCTATTTCGAAGTACTTCGGTATTTCGATTTCTTTGCCGTCGATCGTCGTCTTTTTTGTAGGCTGCCATTTCACCATTTGGTCCCATAGTTGATTTGCTGTGTCGATAAAGCCTTTCCAGCCTTCGAACATTTCTTGTTTTACCTGCCATATTCTCTTTTCGATTATTGACGTGGTTTCTTCTTTGTTCTTACCTGCCTCTGCTTTAAGTGCTTCTGCTTGGGTATTGAGTAGGTTGATTTCTGCTTCGTTCTTTCGTTCGTTCATCCGCACCTGTCGCAATGACATTAATGCCTGCAGTTGCATATTCGGATCAGCTGCTGCTCCTGCACCGGCAGCACCTGTTGCACCCATTGGAGCACCTGTTGTCGAACCGGCTCCCCCGCCTCCGGCACCTCCTTTGCCGTACATTAAGCCAGGAGATAATCCCGCTGCATCCATTTGTGCAACTTGGCTGGCGTAGCTTTGGTCTTGATAGGTTCTGTTATATAACACCTGTTGCCTTTCGAAGGCGTTCTCCGCTGCCATTTCTCCGTATTTATAGTTTATTTTGGCTGCGTTCTCCACCATTTCTTTTTGCTGCCGTATCTGTTTCTTCCTGCCCACGCCCAGCATGTTGAGGATTCCTGATGCGCCGCCTATGATTCCTGAGAGAGGGTTTGCAATACTCTCTCCTTTTTCGAGTAATTCCAGTAGATTTTTGAAGTTCATTTTTCGTTCTTTTTTAAAAAAGAATTTGTATACTATGTTCTTGTTATATATGTATAAACGTCTACCGCTCTGTGTCACACGCATTTGCGAGGGTTAAAAGAGGGGGGCGGAAATATCCCCCCTCTTTGAGTTTTGGTAGAGCTTTATACGACTGCTTTAGCTCTTTTCGGGATCGGTTTTTCCTTCTGTTCCGAAATCTTTTGCAGCTTCGGTTTCGCCCTTGCTTTTTGCGACTTGGTTTGCTACGCTTTGATTGATTTTATCTATTGCGTCTATCGCTACCTCGAATCGGTCTGTCCTTATGTCGAATTCGGGTTGTACTCCATCTTTCTTTTCTGTGTAGATTGTTGGAAATACTCCGTCTTCCATGTTACTGGATTCTCCACTGATTATTTTTCTCAGTTTTACCTCTCTTGGTTCTGCTTGATACGTGAGATTTGGATCATCGATACATCCCTTTCTACTTTTTGCTGTTTTCATGGTATTATAAATTTGGAATTTGTTTTGCTGACATTACTCGGCGTGCTGTTACGTCGAATGCTACCTGTACCCAGAAGTTTTGCGAGCTTAGTCTCGATTCCGCGAATATATTGTTATATATTGTCGGATCGATGTATGTCGACGGGTTAGAAATTGTTCCATTTACACTTTCTTCGTATACCCTGTTCAAGCACATGAACGCTAAAGGCATTCCCGCGGCAAATTCGCCGTACGTTTCGTTTACGTCTGTTGTGTATTCGATCCATGACGGTTGTTTTCCTAATGACTGGAATACTTCCTTGTAGTTTTCAGTGAGTTCTGTGCTCCATGCTGCTGCTTCTTCTGCGATTAGTTCTTGGAATCCGATTGCGTCTAATGTCGGCTTGTGGAAGTCATCCATAGTTTCTAATCTTGTCCACCATTTGTTGCCTTGGCTGTAATCGATTCTTGGTGTGATTGAACCTAATGCCATAACCATGCTGGGCTCTGTGCATTTGATTTTCAAGCCCCTTCCGGATTTATACATAGTCGCAACTCCTCGCCCGGCAAGTGTTCCTAATGGTTCTTCGTCTGTCGCTGCGTTTGATACGATTTCGTCGAATGCGATTTCGCTTTGCATTCCGCCGCAGAATATAGGAGATTCGGGTAGTGTTGCGCTTCTGATTCCGTATGTTGCTTCTCTCCATGCTTGGTATGTACCGTCTGTGATTGCGACGCGGTTTAGCATGTTGAATATTTTCTTTTGAAGAATCAGAGCGTCCATAGTGAGCTTTCCGTCGGTTACATCTACCGCTGTAATTGCGTTGATTCCTCCCGTCGTTCCGTCGATCCATTCGGTATTCAGCCAGTTGTTGAACCTGTCGCTAAGGTATGTTTTTACCGCTAATCCCGCTTGTGAGAACCATGCATTTGAGCTGATATATGTTTTTGAGCGATCATGATTCGGCAGCTCCAAAGGCGCTATTCCTGCCATGTATGGCAATTTTGTATTTTCTACTATATATGCCGAGGAGCTGGGTGCTGCTAAGATTGAAGTCCGTTCGTCGTCGATGTTTTTTAATGTGAATTTTGTTAGTTTGATTTTTTGGCTGTTCGGCATTGTTATTAAGTTCTTTCCGGTCG